AGATTTCTGTTGGGAACCTAGCGTTTGGGTCTGCTGTTGATTCACCGTCTAAATAACGTTTCAAGGTGCGAATACGCTTCACGGTTGCGCCTGTTAGATCGTTGCCGAGCGTTGTGGCGTTAACTAACGCAAGAAGCGTGGTTACCGTCCCGCTAAGGTTGGCAATCGTCAGCGTTGGTTGTGGCAACGTTCCACCGGATCGCATCTCGAATCCGTCAGCCTGAATCGGTAAACGTATGTATGTGTTGCCGTCAAAAACGATGTTGCCTGTCACATCGGCATTGCTGCCAGCGTGAAAGCGATAAACATCAGAACTGCCATGAAGGGTGGCGTTTAAATGCAGCTCAAACAGCTCAATGATCGCGCTAGGCGCAAGGACTGAAACGTCCTCATAGACACTGCTGATTGCAGTCCAAACAACAGTGTTGTCGTTGATGGTGCTGCCAACATCTGTCCCCCAGCTCGGTTCAGTGCCAGCAGATGTCCCAGCAGTCGTGCAACGAAACCACAGGCCAGAGGCTTGGCTTGTCGTTGCTCTGCGGATGTCACCGATAGAAAAAGCGGTGCTAGCTGCCCAAGCTGCGATTGCTGCCATTACGGTTCAAAGACTTGGCGGAATGTCACTTGGAGCGTGGCACGGTCTTGAAAAGGAATTGACTTGCTCCAATTCTCACAAACAAACTTTGATGCGCTTGATTCCCCAGGTGGCGTATAAGTGAAGTTGGCATTGTCAGCAGCGCGAGCGTCTAAAAACGCTTCAATCGTGTCCGACTCAGATTCCGATACGTTGAACGTCAAGTTATAGATCTTGGGATTCTGGTTAAGGCCAAACGTAAACCGTTGCTCGTAGCCGTCACCAAACTGCACTTTTCGCACGCTTGGTGCGCTGGATTTAGTTAACCCTGGTGCGGGATCAAAATCTGGGAAGTCAGCCATCAGCGAGTCAACAAGCCTCCAGGTCGTTTTTGCTTAATAAGCTCCTGCTGAACTGCAAGGCCGATGGCTTTACCAAGTTGGGCAGCCTCGTTTCCATTGCCTTCAACAGAAGAGCCAGAAGCATCAACGTTCACAGTTACATTAGCGCTGCCGCCTAAAGCGTGATTGGGGACAACCGTTCCAGACGATCGCGGTACAAACAACTCAGGGCCACGCTCACCAACGATGTGAGGACGACCACCCCTTGCGGGGCCACCATTTGCAAGCCCAGGAAGATTCTTAAACAAACCAATCCCAGTGCTCGTGAGAAGAGTATTGATACCAAGCTTTAAAAGAATATTCGCAACATTGCGAAGCGTATTTGCTGCAGCGTCAGCGAGCGATTTAGTTTGATCGACTGCTGCACCTAATGTATCTACAACTCCACTTGCAATAGTGGAACCAATTTGATCGTATATCTGCTGCAACTTTTGCGCTGCTGCTTCTTGTGCGGCGGCAAGATCCTCTTCTTTTTTCGTGCGAACTTCAGCCTGCCCAATTAAACTTGCGGTGACATTTCTTTGGCCAAACAAAGTTTCTAACTGGTCCTTTAATGTTTGGCGTTGTTTTTCGTTTAAAGCGGGAAATTGTTGATCAATTGCAAGCTTGTCTATCCGCAATTGTAATGAATTTCTTTCCTGGTCTGTAAGCGCTGAAGCTAAAATTGTTTGATTTGCAAGGCTTTGGCTTAGCTCCCTAGATGCTTGCAATTGTTGTTCTAGCGGGGTCTGTTTTGGGGCGGTTGTTGTACTTTTTGGTTTAGGCTTTGGTGCGTTTTTTGGTGGCAATCCGGCAAGGATCAAAGCCTCGTCAATTTGCTTAGGCGTAAGAGTGGCAAATCCAGCAAAAGTTTTACTTTGAACTTCGGCGGCAATTTCATCAGCAGCAATTTTTAAATCAATAAGCAAAGTTCTTCTTTTAGTTAACTCCTCTACCTTGGTTTTCGCTTCATCTAGTCTGTTTTTTAAATCTTGTACGTCTGCCACTTTGCCTTTGTAATAGGCAGTATTTTGAAATTTATCAGAAGCTTCATTAAGTGACTTGACTTCGGCTTTTGCTTTGTCTAGGGCTGCTGCTACTTCATCAATTGACGTTGAACGCATTGCATTGTCAAATGCTTCTTTGCGCCTTTTTGCGTCTTCAATAGCCAACGCAATTCCAACAAAAGGTGCAGCTACTAATCCAACCTTTCCAATAAGAAATAAAAGCGGTTTAAGTTTTAAACCAAGAAGACTGGCGGCCCCAGAAGCCGCAGTCAAAGCAGTTGCAAATCCAAACAGAACAGAAGTTGCCGTTTTAACTGGCCCAGGCAATCGCCCAAAAATATTAAGCATTCCAGTTAAGCCTTCAACTGTTGGTGTTACAACCGGCAAAAGCTCATTACCAACAGCAACACTTAATTCGCTAATGCTATTTTGAAGGGTTTTGAATTTTTGAGCTGGCGATTTGTCTAAAATGTCTTGAATTTTGTCGCCGTTTTCTTCAAACCCTTTGGCTAACGCATTGATTAATATGTCTGAAGTAATTTTGCCATCACTTCCTAATTGTTTAAGTTCCCCAACCGTTACGCCCATCTCAGCCGAAACTAAACGCAAGATCCCAGGAACTTGTTCAGCAATTGATCTAAACTCATCTCCTTGCAATCGACCAGATCCTAGAGCTTGGCTTAATTGCAAGAATGCCCCAGAAGCCGCCGCTGCTGACGTGCCGCTGGCTAAAGCCGTCGCATTAAACCCTTCATAAACAGTTTGTATCTCATCTAAAGTAATTCCTAATGGGCGCAAACGTGCGTATGCGTCCGAAAAATTGCTAGCAGATTCAGCTTGCGATTGATTGAACGTTTTAGCATTCTGGCTTACTAATTGCTGGATGCGGCCAAATTCTCCATATTCTGTAGACAATGCTTCAAGCCTTACTTGCGTTTCCGCAAAATTTGCAGCTTGTTGAATAGTTTGCTTTGCTAAAGCGCCCGCGCCTAAAGAAACTATCGCGCCACGCACTCCTTTGACACTTGACAAATATTTACGTGCGCTTGCGTCTGCTTTGCCAAAAGCATTTTGCATTTTGCGACCCATTGCAGTGGATGCACGCCCTGCTTTTTCTAGCTGTGTCTGAACACCATCGACAGAACGTTTAAATTTTCGGGCTAAAACGTCAATTTTTTTAAACGAAACTTGTGTGGGCCTTGTATCCAAGGCAATTTGCACCCGCGAAAGAACATTTGCCATGCCCACCTGTCCATTGCCCTAAGTTTAGCGCCCACGCTTCGCTTTCTTCATTGCTGCCTCTTGCTCTTCGTTTACCAAGTCAAAATAAGCCGACCAAATCAAAAGCTCTTCTATTGTCACTTCGTGCTTGAGCCTGACCAAGGTGTAGCCAAGCTCCTTCGCAACGCCTAACTGAAGCCGCAATAAATTATCTTTTTTTAGTTCAGCTTTTAACCTTTTGGGTCAGCCGCCTCCGTGCTGTCCTCTTCAATAACTGCAAGCATCAAAGACTGCAAATCAGCATCCCGAACTTCGTTTTTAAGCTCTGCTGCTTGGCCTAGCTGAAAAAGCCGTTTGCCTTCCTCGTCCTGCGCCTTAAGGATTAAAAGCTGCAATGCAAATGCGTTCGTGTCGTCGTTAGATCCTTTCTGAGCACGTTCACGCTCCGCCATTGTTAACGGAGAACGCCAAAATACAAACTCTGAGCCATCAGATAAAGCAACAATTTTTTTGACTGGCTGCAAATTGGCCGCTTTCTTTAGCTGATCAAGAGCACTTGGCACAAGAGATAATTTCTGTTCGTTGACAGCTTACACATAAAAAAGCCCCTGGCACAAGCCAAGGGCTACAGATTATGTTGCCTAGATTTAGGACTTGCTGAAGTCGAAAGTTGGGGCTGCAGAAGGTCGGAATGCAATCTCCACGCTTTGAGCATCATCTGGGTTGACGCTGTAGCCAGCAGAAGTCAACACAGCCTGGAACTCAATTGAGCGGCTTGTGGTGTCGTCAGGGGATGAACCTGACAAAATCAAGTCTGTGTAAAGCTTGAAAGTTGCACCGACCTGCTGGCGCTGGAGTATATCCTCAATCAAACGACTTGCAATGGTTGTGTCGTCGTCTGTGGTGTAAACAGTGGCAGAGCCAGTGCCGTCAGCAAAGCCAGTGACAAAGCTGCGGAACGGTGCGTTTTGACCAAGCGTTCCACCGATGCTGGTTACATCGATTTCTTCACGAGTAACTTCAAAGCTCCATTCACGAACGTCGCCAACTGATTGAAATTCAGAAAACTTAATCGTGAAGGGCGTGGTGCCGTCAGTGCCGTCATTAGAAAGGGTAAGTTGAGCACCGCCAGCAGTTGCAGCGAAAGTGGCTAAGCCTGTTGCCGGTACATAAGTTCTGATGAAGACAGGAGTGCCAGCAGCTAAGCCCCCAGGCAAAGTGCCTCCCGTACCGGTTCCAAACGAAACCTTGTCATCAACCTTGAAATTCAAAAAAGTGCCAAGAACAATCGTGTTGTCGGCGTTGGTGACGTTTGCGGCTTTAAACGTGCTGTCGGTGCCAGCAGGCTTGTAATAAAGAGCGCCGGACGTACCGGACAGAACAGTAGCCATAGTGTTAAGCGGTAGTGGCTTTCTAGCCTATTGTAAGTATGCGTCAAAGGTTACGCTGACCTGAGTTTGG